GGAATGGTAAGCCAAGTGAAGCCTGAAAGATTTTAGTAAACAATTTTCAAATGGCAGTAGAAGATGCCAAGGGTGTTACTAAAGCCGCTAAACGTAGATACTATGCATTGGCTTGTAGAAATTTATTAAAGGCCGCCGAGCAAATGGAGTCAGAAGAATTCCTTGCGTTTCTTAATAGAGAAGTGTATAATAGAGAACATAGAGTCATTATGGATTCATTAAAAGGTGAATATGGACAGTAAAACAAAAGAAGTAATGGACATTCTACAAGAAGAATGTGCAGAGGTTATTCAAGCAGTTAGCAAAATTAGTCGATTTGGTATGGACAATCATAAGTTTGGCGAAGTACAAACTAATTTAGAACATCTAGAAGAAGAACTGGGCGATGTACTGGCAATGATTGATATCTTATTGGAACAAGGTATTGTGAAATCTAAAAACTTAGACGAAGCAAAACAAAATAAAAAATACAAACTTAAGAAATGGTCTAACATTTATGAGCAAAATTAAAATTGCAGAACTTTTCTACTCTATACAAGGAGAGGGAAAATATATGGGAGTGCCCAGTGTGTTTCTACGCACATTTGGATGTAACTTTACGTCAAGGTTTTGGTATGCCGCGTGGCGAATTAAGCGACGAAGCAGACAAACTTGCATTACTACAAACATCACATGAAACTATAGCGTTTAAAAAATACGAAGACCTGCCTTTGGTCAGTACAGGTTGCGATAGTTATGCTAGTTGGCATCCTAGTTTTAAAGACCTTAGTCCTATGCTCACTAGTGATGCTATTGCCGATCGTATTATGGAAATTCTTCCGCAAGATCATTGGAAAGATGAACACCTTGTTATCACAGGTGGCGAACCGTTGCTAGGTTGGCAAAAAGCATATCCAGATTTGTTAAACAATCCCAAAATGTCAGGTTTAAAAGAAATTACTTTTGAAACAAATGGCACAATGCGTTTAACAAAAGACTTTAAAGAATTCTTACGCAGTTGGACAGATATAGATCCTAAAAGAGAAATTACATTTAGTGTAAGTGCTAAACTACCGTGTTCAGGCGAACCATGGGATGATGCTATTAAACCAGAACGTGTTTGTGAATATGAAGAATACGGAACTGCATATTTGAAGTTTGTTATTGCTACTGAACAAGACTTTGCTGATGCTGAATGTGCTATTGCTGCATATCGTCAAGCAGGATTTAAAGGTTACGTTTACCTAATGCCAGTAGGTGGAGTTGAAAGTGTGTATGTAATGAATAATAAGAATGTAGCATTGTTGGCAATGAAACACGGACTTAGATACAGTGATCGATTGCAAGTGCCGTTGTTTAAAAATGAGTGGGGCACTTGATGGGAATATTAGATCAATCTCTATTGATACAGCCTAAAGGAAACAAAATGAAAAACTTTATAAAAAAAATATTGGGTATTGATAAAATTGAAGAAGACGCAAAAAATGCCAGAGAAACAGCAGACTTCTTTGCACAGAGATATAAAGATGCTGAAGCCAAACTTAATGAAGTTTTAAAAACTCCTAAAGAAATTGCTACAGAGAAAAAAGAACCCTGGGTTGCAGTATTAGATACTCACGTTAATAAAGATAACATTCGAAACGGATTTTTTGAACTTGACTGGAATGAATACTTTGTGCTACAATTACGTACAGCAGGCTACACTGGTGATACAGACGAAGAAGTTGTAGACAAGTGGTTTAGTGAACTATGCCGCAATTTAGGCGGAGAAGAAGGTATTGATATGAGCCGTAGAGGCGCAGGCTATATCAATGTAAACAATTTAGGCGACGGTAGAACGGAAATCAGTTAATATGAATAGATTAGAAATAGATAGTACTGATTACGATATATTATATCGTGCTGCGGCATCGATTAAAGATATTAGTGGTACGGTATGCGAGATTGGTACTAGATTAGGCGGTAGTACACAATATATTATCGAAGGACTACTTTCTGTTGATGATTTAAATAGAAACATAATTTGTTTAGATCCATATGGGAATATAGATTTTTATGATAATGAAAATAACTTAGCAAAATCAGATTATACAAATGATATGCGTAATACTGCGGTATCAAGTTTATATGAATATGCAAAAGGTAAAGCTGTTAATCTAGTATTTTTATGTTTAGAAGATACTGAATTTTTTAATAGATTTCAAGACGGTGTGCCATTTTATCAAGAATTTAAAACAGTTGTTAATCAATACAGTCTTGTATTCTTCGACGGCCCACACCAAAGTAATGCCGTATTTGATGAAGTTCAATTTTTTTATCCTAGATCAGTAATTGGAACTAAATTTGTATTTGATGACACAAACAAATACAACCATCAAATTGTACACGATGACTTAATTAAAAATAATTTTGAACTTGTGGAAATTGGTTCAAATAATGTTAAAATCTGTTACGTTAAAATAAAGTAAATTAATGAATAAAACATATATCATTGTTGATACAGCAAATACATTCTTTAGAGCACGTCACGTTATTCGTGGTGATCTAAATGACAAGATTGGTATGAGTATTCAAACTGTATTAGGCAGTGTAAGAAAAGCGTGGCGCGATTTCAAAGGCGATCACGTGGTGTTCTGTTTAGAGGGAAGAAGCTGGCGCAAAGACTATTACGCACCATATAAGGCACAACGTGCCGCTGGCCGGGCTGCACATAGCCCAAAAGAAGCAGAAGAAGAACGAGTGTTTTGGGAAACATTTGATCAGTTTAAAGATTTCATTACAGAAAAAACTAATACAACTGTACTACAACATCCGCAACTTGAAGCAGATGATTTGATTGCAGGGTTTATTCAATCTCATCCCGATGACAATCATGTTATCATCTCCACAGATGGCGATTTTGCACAACTGATTGCACCAAACGTAAGTCAATATAATGGCATAATGGAAGTAACTGTAAAGCATACCGGTTATTATGATGCCAAAGGCAAGTATGTTATTGACAAGAAAACTAAATTGCCAAAGAGTCCCCCTGAACCTGAATGGCAACTATTTGAAAAATGTATGCGCGGCGATACAAGCGATAATATCTTTAGTGCTTATCCAGGTGTGCGTGAAAAAGGTACAAAGAATAAAGTTGGTTTGAGAGAAGCCTTTGCTGATCGTAATTCAAAAGGCTACAATTGGAACAATATGATGTTGCAGCGTTGGTCTGACCACGAAGGTGTCGAACATCGTGTGTTAGATGATTACTCCCGTAATGTGATATTGTGCGACTTGACTGCACAACCAGATGATATTAAAGTATTAATTAAAGAAACTATTAATACGGCTATGACAGCAGAGAAGAATATTTCACAGGTTGGCATTAGATTGCTAAAATTCTGTGCTGAATTTGATTTACAAAAAGTAAGTGAACAAGTTCAAAGTTATAGCGAACCATTAAATGCGAGGTATGTATAATGACAGCAAATGCTAAAGTATTGATCCCAGAAAAAGAATGGTTAATCAAAGACGGATCAAAAAAGATTGGCAGTATTGCCAAAATTAAACGTGGATATATGGTATTACAAAAAGGCAAAGTATCTACATACAAAGATTTGGCTGAAATTAAAAATGCAATCGGAGTTGCCTTCTTCGAAGAGACCATTAAAAAAGTTAAAAAAGAAGCAACTGAACCCCAAACGTATAGTATCTACGATTATCCCTGTAAAACTAAACCATTTGAACCCTTATACAATGTACAAAAAAAGTTGCCATTGTATACTAAACGGGCTAAAAGTAAAAGTCAGCACTGTGCAGGACATTATATTATTAAATTCCGAAAAGGTTGGGTTAAAAGTTTTTGCCCTAAATTAATTACTTTGGAACGATATCCATTTCAGGGTCCTTGGAAAACTGAAGAAGAATCAAAAATAGAATTACGCAAGGCCAATCAATTATGCGACAATTAAACATATTGCCAATAGAAGATTTTTTAGATAAAGCACGAATTGCCAAAAAAAGCAGTCAGAAAACACTTACATTGACTGCAAAAGAATATACCGATCTGTTTGATAGTCTTGCATCAGTAATGACTAGGCTAACTGGTATTGCGGATCAAACTGCATCAACTAAATCTAATGATGGGTCTGTTAAGTTAGATGGCGGTGGATTTTAATATTTTGAATAAATATATACGCACATATGGAGCGTATAAATGTCAAGGCCTAAACCAAAAGTATTGTTAGAAATAACCAATAAAAAAACGTATAAAACTGAACAAGTTTTGGATGCCGAAGCCATTTGGGCAGTATTTTATCAAGACAAACCAATTAATCTAAAGACTGGCAGTATAGTAGCACACGATATTGGTCCAAAATATAAAAAAGTATCTTTTTCAAATGCTGGACACGCTCATAATCTTGCCGAAAAACTTAATAAACTCTTTAACACTGAAGACTTTTCCGTCTATAAATTGGTTTCTGGCGAGAAGTTAACCAATGAATCAAAAGACTGATATAACCAAATATGTGATGAACCACTTGAATGTGGAAATTACAGACAAATCATTTAAAAAATATATTGGAATACTTTGGCAAAATATACGCCAAAAGAAAGTTGGCGGGTTACGACTAACTGAACAAGGATTCAAATCGTTAGTTGATGCAGATATCAAAGCACACAAGGTGCTATTTCAGGAACAAATTGATTTCAATAATCAATTGATCATATGGTTAGACAACTTTATTGACTGCCCTTGGTACATAACACATAAAGAAATATTTGTATTCAACGAAAAGATGGCAATACAGTTGGTGTTGTTTTCGGGCAATATTGCAAGATTTAGTGCCGCAAAAGCAAAGATTCCTAAGCCGGCTGCTTGACAAACGCCTAGATCTTCTGTATAATTAATACATACTGAAGCACAATGCATTTAGTATTTTTAAACAATTTACAGAAAGTATTTTATGGCAGAGCAAATTAGCACTAACCGCACCGTTACTCCTAACGAAGCCAAACGTAGCATTGAAAAATGCATCAAAATCCAGCGTCCCGTGTTTATGTGGGGCCCGCCTGGCATTGGCAAAAGTGATATCGTTAAACAAATTGGCGACAAGCAAGGTCGAGAAGTTATCGACGTTCGTTTGAGTCTTTGGGAACCCACTGACATTAAAGGTATCCCTTATTACAACAGTACTGAGAATACAATGACTTGGGCTCCTCCTGCAGAACTGCCCACTGATCCCAACTCTACTGCTATCCTGTTCTTGGATGAATTGAACTCTGCGGCTCCTGC